TCCAGAATGCGGAGATGTGATGAAACTTCAAATAAAAGTTAACCCTGAAACACAAGTGATTGAGGACGCAAAATTCAAAACATTTGGATGCGGTTCAGCGATAGCAAGTTCGTCATTGGCTACAGAATGGATACGAGGAAAGAACCTAGACGATGCAGGACAAATCGACAACACAGAAATCGTGGATGAGCTTAGCTTACCACCTGTTAAAATTCATTGTAGCGTCCTTGCCGAAGATGCTATCAAATCTGCTATCCAAGATTACAAAACGAAACAAGGAATAGTTGAGTAAACGAGTAGGTAAACGTAAATCTAAATCTTGGCGTAAACGAATACCAAGATGTTGTCTTTGTACTCCTCACCGATGGTTAGGAAATACCAAAGAACGATTTAATTTCTCAACTCGTAGGCAACTATTAAAGGGAACATGAAAAGATTTAAGTCCTACATTCCAGAGGAAGTAACTCAGAAAGATATAGATGGAGTCGAAAAGTTCGCTGATAAATTATTCAGACACGTTGGTATCGATGTCGAATTCACCCGCCATTTTAAAGACAGAGTCAACGACAAACGCAACGCAAAACCTATCAACGCCGCAGAACTTACCAGACTCTTTAAACAAACATATAAAAAGCACGGCAAAAAAATCCCTCCAATGGGACCAGACGCAGAAGCAGTCATTCATGATATGAAGACTGATGTGAATATGCCATTTGTGTTAAAATACGATTCGAAGACTGGAGAACTTGACTTAATAGCCAAGACAGTTATGAGAAAGAAGAACTTCCAGACGCCGAATCAGAAGTTGGAAGTATGATGAAACAGTTAGTTATAGCATTATGTTTATTTGTTGGTTCGTGTTCAGCTCTCAATCCATTTCTCTATGAGGATGGAGAAAAGGGAAGTCCTGAGACTCTACCAGTAAAAGTTGAAGAGCTACAAGAGATGGCTCAGTATTGCGTAGATGTTTATGAGAGTGGAACCAAAGTTGGTGCCTTGATGTATAGAATGTATTACAAAGATGGTGTAACCATAATAGCGATTCGCGGAACGGCGAACGCTGGAAATGTAGTCTCTGATATCGACGCCCGATTTTATCATGAAAAGAAAGCGGAAATTTTATTTCACCGAGGCTTCCATGATGCGGCTCTCAAAATCCACGACTCGTTAGAAAACCATAAGAAGGACAAAACTCTTTATATTACTGGACATTCTCTGGGCGGGGCGATAGCTCAGATATTATCAATCTGGTATCAAAGAGAAGGTCATATAGTTCAGGTTTACACTTTTGGTTCACCGAAAATAGCAGTAACAGGGTGGTACAAATTTAAAATACCCCACTTTCGCGTTGTCTTTGAAAGTGACCCAGTTCCTTATGTACCGCCTTTTCCTTACGCACACACAGGAATTAAAATTGATGCAGAAACTTTAAAATGGGTTGAAGGCGGAGAAGAAAGTAGACAGTCTTTTGGTAAAATAGACGCACTTGACCACTCAATAGATGGTTACCTCAAAGTATTAAAAAGGCACAAATGATGACATTCATGGAATATACCAGAGACTATAAAAAAGAATATGCAAACTACCAAGGGAGACCAGACCGAATTAAATACAGAGCCGAACTGGTAAAGTACAATAGAGAAAAAGGTACTTACGGAAATGGTGATGGTCTTGACGCTTCCCATAAAGGTAAGAAAATAGTAGGCTTTGAAGATGCCTCCGTCAATCGAGGACGGGCAGAAAAGTCGCGACTCAAAGGTTCTAAACGGAAACCTCGCGAATAACCACTTTTTACTTGACAACATGAATAAATGTGATACACTATATACATTGAGTGTTCCAGAGGGAACCTATTCCGAAGATACACTCATTGGTCTGTTTTGGACTGTATTCAAACACAGACTATCCCATTTCCTTCAAGGAGAAGGTTTTCGGGATTGACATCGCTCAATAAAGAGGATGTCTTATTTTTAATACTGCCTTTTAGGAGTAACTATGTATACGCAAATGAACTGGTCCGCACATCTCCCCACAGAATTCAACAAAGCATTGGAACGAGCCGTAGGGTTTGATACAATGTTGAATCGTCTTTTTACTCAGCCACAGACAAGTGGTGGGTATCCCCCTTACAATCTCAGGAAAGAGGGTGAATATAAATACATCCTTGAACTTGCAGTCGCAGGTTTTACTGAGGACCAACTTCAAGTAAAAGTTGAAGATGGTGTATTGGAAGTTTCTACTGCCGATAACTTGGAACAGGCGGAGATGGAATTTGTCCACAAGGGCATCGCTACCAGAACATTTACCCGCAAGTTTACTCTCTCAGACGACCTTGTTGTTCAAGGTGCTGAGATGAAGAACGGAATGCTTACCATTACGATGGAGAGAATCGTTCCCGATGAGAAGAAAGCTCGTTACATCAAGATAGGTGAAACTTTAAAAGTGGATACCGAAGATGGAACAAAAGAACTTCTCCAAGGGTAAATAAATCGGGGGGCGAAAGCCCCCTACAGAGGAGAAAATGGATAATATTAAACTTTCAAAGAATTTTAGTCTAAACGAATTGACCAAGTCCGCTACAGCGACAAGACTTGATATAGACAACTCGCCAAGTCCAGCTCATCTCGTACCCATGACGGCTTTATGTCAAATGATACTACAACCTGTCAGAGAGAAATGGGGCGTTGTTACTGTCAATTCATGTTACCGCAGTCCTGACTTGAACTCCGCTGTCCGCGGGTCAAGTAAGAGCCAGCATTGTAAAGGTGAAGCGGCTGATATCGAATGTCTTGGTGGTATCTCAAACGATTTGCTCGCTACTTGGATTGTCAAAAACTTGACATTTGACCAACTAATTTTAGAATACTTTGACCCCGCAAAGAATGACCCGAATGACGGATGGGTTCACGTGTCCTATTCTCATGACGGAAACAACCGCGGAAAAGCAATGCTTATAAATAAGAACAGTAATGGATACCAACCTTGGGAGCCATCTACAGACCATATCAACAGACTCAAGGAGATTGAATAATTTGCATTTTTACACAAACGTAGTAAAAATAGGTGAAAAGATATGCGTTAGGGGAGTAAATAACGGAAAGAGATATTCTAAAGTTATCAACAAATACTCCCCTTCATTATACATCACAGATACAACTGGCAAGAGTCCTTGGAAGACAGTAGACGGAAAGTCAGTTGCCCCACTTAAATTCGAATCCACAAGAGAACTCCAAGAATGGAGACAGAAACACGAAGGTATCTCAGGTTTTGAGGTCTATGGTTATGAACGATGGGTTCAACAATGGATGACCGAAAACTTTCCAGAAGAAGTTCAAGTTGACTATGACCAGTTCAATACTTGTTTCATTGATATTGAGGTTTCATCAGACGAAGGTTTCCCAGAAGCAAACAAAGCAGCATTTCCGATAGTAGCTATCACTTGTTATCTTAACGATGTTTACTATGTCTGGGGAAATCAACACTATCAACCATCCCGCCCAAATGTAGACTATCGAAAGTTTGAGTCAGAAAAAGAGATGATGCATGACTTTGTTATGTGGTGGAGAACTCAAGAGATAGATATCGTAACAGGATGGAACACTCGCTTTTTTGACTTACCTTATATCTACAATAGACTGACTCGTTTGTTTGGAGATGAGAAGTTTGCATTAAAACTCTCACCTTGGAATCGAGTCTTCAAGACAGTAGTCAACATGGGTAACCAACACCTTGATGAAATAACCATCGAAGGTATCAACTCTCTCGACTATCTTGAGGTCTATAAAAAGTTTACTTACACAGCCCAAGAGTCATATCGACTCGACCATATTGCACACGTAGAATTGGGAGTAGGTAAAATCTCTTTTGACGAATACTCAAACCTTTACACTTTACATAAACGAGACTATCAGAAGTTCATCGACTACAATATCAAAGATGTTGAATTGGTTGTCCAGATGGATGACAAGAATAGGTTTCTAGAGAACGCAGTCATTTTGACTGTGTCGATGAAATGTAATCCAAACGCCTGTTTCTCCCAGATGCAAATGTGGGATAACAAGATATACGATTATCTCTGGCGTAAGAAAATAGTGACTCCGTTGAGAACGACATATGAGAAGACTGAGAGTCTTGGCTCAGTTGAAGGAGCTTATGTGAAAGACCCGCATGTGGGTATGCATGAGTGGGTTATGTCTTTTGACCTCAACTCTCTCTATCCTCATTTGATTATGCAGTACAACATTTCATTTGAGACAAAAGTAGGGATGACTCCAGAAGTGCCTGGCGTCCAGAAAATGTTGGACAGGGAATACGAACTTCCGAAGGGAGTCACAGTTACACCAAATGGTGCGATGTTCAAGACTGACAAACAAGGATTTCTTCCAGAGATACTTGAGATGTTCTACAACGATAGAGTGGGTTTCAAAAAGAAAATGTTAGAAACTCAACAACTCTACGAACAAGACAAAGACCCTGTTAAGTTGAAACAGATATCATATTATCACAATATGCAGATGGCTCGGAAGATATCTCTCAACTCAGCATACGGAGCGATAGGAAACGAGTTCTTCAGATATTACGATAGAGACATTGCTGAAGCTATTACTCTCGCAGGACAGTTATCAGTCAGAACCGCGGAGAAGACAGTTAATGACACTCTTCAAAATATGTTGGGAACTGAAAAAGACTATATCATCGCCGCTGATACTGACTCTATTTATGTTAACTGCGGACCACTTGTTAAGAAGACTTACGAGGATTTGCCTTTTGATATGAGCGAGTCAGATGACGCTTTGGTTCAGAACAAAAAAGCTATCGTTAAGTATCTCGACAAAGTGGGTTCAGGTCCGATACAAGGAATTTTGGATAAAGCATACCAAGAACTGTTTGTTTACACTCAGGCGTTTCAACAGAAAATGGTGATGGCTAGGGAAGGTATTTCCGATAGAGGAGTATGGACTGCGAAGAAACGATACATCCTAAATGTATGGAATAATGAGGGAGTTCAATACGAAAAGCCGAAACTCAAGGTTATGGGTTTGGAGTCTGTTAGGTCATCAACTCCTGAGATTTGCAGAGTCAAGTTGAAAGAAGCTTACAGTATCATTATGACTAAGACCGAAGAGGAACTTCAACAGTTCAACAAACTCTTCAAAGAGTCATTCAATAATGAACCAGTAGAGAACATTGCTTTTCCAAGGTCTGTAAAAGGTTTGGACAAGTATGGTTCAAGAAGGGAAATCTATAAGCAGGGTTGCCCTATCCATGTTAGAGGTTCTTTGTTATATAACCATTTTCTCAAAGAGAAAAAACTGGATAAAGCATTTGCTAAAATACAAGAGGGTGAGAAGATAAAGTTTGTGTATCTTCAAATGCCAAACCCTATTCACGAGAATGTTATTGCTATGGTTGACGGACTCCCAGACGAAATGGGATTAGACAAATACGTTGACAGAAATCGAATGTATGAAAAAACCTTCTATACGCCGCTTGCGGAACTGGTGGACAAGATTGGGTGGAACCTTGAAGAGACCACGACGCTGGACGCTTTCTGGGCATAAAAAAGAAATCAACTTGACATACCCACCATTCAATGGTATAATACACGTAAAGGTTCAACATCCCTATGAAGAAAACTCATGGATAGAATACGACCTGAATTCTTGGGAGTCGATGTTGAACTTCTTTAATAATCAGCCACACAATTGGCGAGTTTTGGAAATGAAAAAGAAATGAGTTATTTAAACGACTTAGTAAAGGTAACAGGAAATGAATACGCATCAATCGTACAAGAAGGTGTGGGAACTGGTGATGTTACCCATTATATTGACACTGGTAGTTATGCCCTTAACGCTCTTGTTAGTGGTTCTCTCTATGGGGGGTTTGCTGGCAACAAAGTCACGGCCATTGCTGGAGAACAAGCTACTGGAAAAACATTTTTCCTACTTAGCATGGTCAGGAACTTTCTTGAACGTGAGCCAACTGGTGGGGTATTATACTTTGAATCTGAGTCTGCGATTAGCAAACTAATGATAGAACAGAGAGGTATCGATTCCTCTCGCATGGTCATCATCCCTGTGACTACAATACAAGAGTTCAGAAATCAAGCTATCAAGGTTATCGACAAACACCTTGAACTTCCACAAGAAGATAGACCACCTTTAGTAATTTGTCTTGACTCACTAGGTATGTTGTCTACTCAGAAAGAAGTAGAAGATATCGCAGCGGGGAAGGATACTCGCGACATGACCCGAGCCCAACTCATAAGAGGAGCTTTCAGAGTTCTGACTCTCAAAGCAGGCGCCGCAGGAATTCCCATTTTTATGACTAACCATACTTACGAAGTTATTGGAGCATATGTACCTACCAAGGAAATGGGTGGAGGTGCGGGACTTAAATTCGCCGCATCAAATATCCTGTTCCTGACTAAGAAAAAGTTTAAGGATGGAACAGAGCAGGTTGGAAACATCGTCACCTGCAGAAATTACAAGTCTCGACTCACAATAGAAAACAAAAAAGTCGAGAGTCTCATCACCTTTTCAGGTGGACTGTCAAGATGGCATGGCATGGTCGATTTTGCCGTAGGTTACAATATCTGGAAAATGTCAGGGAGTAGAGTAGATATCGGCGACAAGAAAGTCTATTCGAAGGAAATTATGAAAAACCCTGAAGCTTACTTCACGGAAGAGGTGATGAAACAAATAGAAGAAAACGTATCACAAGAGTTCAAGTATGGGGCAGAAAACTACGAGAACGAAGTCGGTGAAACAAACGAAGAAACAGCGACAGAAGAGTTCGCATCAGCGAGTGACCCAAATGGAACATGATACACTACACTTAGAAACAGAACCAAGGGAAGCCGAGGTTAACCTAGACTATTCATTTATTGAAAACCCAGTAGACAAAGAATCTGCTGAACCAGTAATCCTACTTAGACACGAAAAGTATGAAGGAGTTGTCTTCAAAATTAAGAGCATGGGCTACCAAGACTCATCTCAGAATGAAGACGGCTCATACCCCTTCGCGTGCGACTATGAAATTATCGCAGTTGCAGAAACTTTAGATGTGTCAGAATTTACATCCCAGTACGACAAGGATGAGTTTGAAGAAATTGTCGTGAACATTGCAGTAGATATAATGGCAAAAATAAATGCGTCTAGAGAACACAATACTCCGCCAGTTGGTAACTAATGAAGAGTTCACTCGTAGGGCTCTTCCCTTTATAAAGAAAGAATATTTCGCAGACCATATTGATAAACAGGTCTTTACCGAAATAGAAACCTTTCTCCTCAAATACAATGCAGTTCCCAGTCTAGAAAGTCTGATAATTGACCTGAACCAAAAGCAGGGATTATCAGAAGATGTCTTTCGTGGAACAGTCGAAAGTATCAACAAACTCTTTGACCCATCTGAGGATGTGAATCAAGAGTGGTTATTCGAAGAGACTGAGAACTGGTGTCAGTCAAAAGCTATCTATAATTCCATCATGGAGTCCATCAATATTTACGATGGAAAGTCCAAAGAGATGGATAGAGGAGCGATACCCAAACTCCTGTCCGATGCTCTCGCAGTTTCGTTTGACTCAAAAGTAGGTCATGACTATATCGAAGACTGGGAAGAAAGATTTGACTTCTACCACAAAAAAGAATTCAAAGTTCCATTTGACCTTGAGTATATGAACAAGATTACAGATGGGGGAATTCCTAACAAAACCTTGAACGTTATTATGGCGGGAACAGGAGTAGGAAAGTCTCTCTTCATGTGTCATTGTGCCGCAGCGAACCTAAATATGGGACACAATGTTCTTTATATTACTTTGGAGATGTCAGAAGAACGAATCGCAGAAAGAATAGATGCGAACCTTCTTGATGTAAAACTCCAAGATTTGCGAGACCTTAGTAGAGACTTATATACTTCTAAGGTTGATGCTATAAACAAGATGGTCAAGGGAAAGTTAATAGTTAAAGAGTACCCAACCGCCGCCGCTCATGTCGGTCACTTCAGACATTTACTAAACGAACTGAAGATAAAGAAAAACTTTACACCACAAATCATCTACATCGATTATCTTAATATTTGTGCATCCTCTCGTATTAGAGGAGCGAACGCTTCTAATATGTACACTTTGGTGAAGTCCATCGCCGAAGAGTTTCGGGGATTTGCAGTCGAAAATAACTTACCTATCGTTACTGCAACTCAAGTTAACAGAACAGGATTCATGTCCTCAGATGTTGACTTAGGAGACACATCAGAATCTTTTGGACTTCCTGCAACTGCAGACTTTTTTCTAGCCTTGACCTCAAGCGAGGAATTGGATGAGAAAGGTATGATAGTTGGGAAACAGTTGAAGAATCGTTACGGCGACCCTTCAACGAATCGTAGGTTTGTTATGGGAATTGACAGGTCAAAAATGCGTCTGTATGATGTTGAAGACCAGTCAGTAATAACACAACCAGCACATAAAAACGGAGAAGACAAAGAGGATGATACTCCAGTCTTTGACCGCGGAACTGATAATCGTATGACAAATAAAAGAGAGTTTGGTGAATGGACTACTTAACAGAAGAACAACGTATTGAAAAACTCAATGCTTCAATAGAGACTTCCAATCGTGTCTGGCAACATTTTGTCCAGAACTGTCATGTGGACTGGGGCATTGTTGAGAATAAAATTTCAAACCAGTTAAGTGAAGAACTAAAACTGCAGACAAAGTTTCAAGTTGAACAAGTTGCGGACCTAGATGAGAATGTATGTTATGTTGATGGAACTTCTACCGACACAACGATAGACATCAAGTTTTATTGTTCCCCTCAGATATATTCAAGGGCTATCACGATTCCTATTCAAGTTCTAGCGAACTTGGAACACGATTTCACCAAAGTCATTCTACATGAGGTAACTTCCATTATCAGCGTAGGAGTTATCACTGATAGCGACCCTGTTTACAACAAGGTTCATCCTATTACTCTAGAATCTTATTCTTCAGAACTGGCGTATGACTATGTCGCCACAGGGAACGTTTCCCAGTCAGATGTTCTGGACAGATTTGTACAGACGAACATCCCAGAGGTGAAGTCTGAATTATTTCATCGAGCCGCATTGAAAGCTGAGTCCTTTATTAAACCAAAATGATATCCTATATTGGTGGGAAGTCTTCCATAGGTAAATGGATAAAGGAATATGTCCCGCAAGACATCGAAACATACGTTGAAACCTTTGGTGGAATGTACTGGGTTTTCTTCAACCTAGACCACAAATACTTTCACAATCTAAAGACAGTCGTTTACAACGACTTCAATCAACTCAATACCAACCTATTCGAATGTGCCCGTCATCCAACGGCATTGTTCGCTAAGTTATGCGAACCAGACTACGCTCATCAACAAAAGGGTGTGTCTGAAACTCCACCTGAGTTCGAACAGAAGTTCATCGAATGGAGAGATGAAATCTTCGCAGATGGTTACGAGATAAAAGACCCATACGAAACAGCTTGCAAGTACGCATATGTACTGACTCAAGTTTTCTCAGGAACAGCTCCAGAGAAGGCGACCTTCATGGACTACAAAGGAGAATACACTTGTAAGCTTGACTCGTTTAAGAATAAATTGTACAGTCACAAGTGGCAGGAAATGTTCAGTCGTATAACTAACACAGAGAACTTAGATTTTCAGGAGGTAATTGAAAAATACGATTCTCCTGCTACTTATTTTTATGTCGACCCTCCATATTGGAAGACAGAGAACTATTATTCAGCTCATGACTTTGATGTAGATGACCACGAAAGACTGGCAAATACCCTAAAAGCGTCCCAAGGAAAGTGGTCTCTTTCTTACTATGCTTTTGATTTGTTAGAGCAGTGGTTTCCTAAATACAAGTACCTATGGGAAACTAAGGAGTTTGCGAAAGCCGCATCGACCAAGAAGGAAAAGTCGATGGGTGAAGAACTTCTTGTTTTAAACTATGATAAACCTTTTGCTACAGTAGAGGATTTCTTTGTTCAGCTTCAAACAGGTAACGGAGACAGATGACGGAAAATGGTTTTTCGTTGAATCTAAAGAAGGAAAGAACGTTCATCTTGAACACTTGGAAGATGAAGTTCTCAATGGTGGAGTCGAAGGAGTCAAGACGGCTCGCGACTTCCTTGTCGCCTTACGAGACATGCTCGCAGGACAGTCTAAAGGAGAAACGAATATCACAATGAAGTGGGACGGCGCTCCTGCTGTTTTTTGTGGTAAAGACCCAGCCGATGGTCGTTTCTTTGTTGGAACAAAAGGTGTCTTCGCGAACAACCCCAAACTTGTTAAGTCCGATGCAGATGCAGACGAATACTACGCATCTTCAGGACTCAATCCAAAACTAAAACTAGCCCTCAAGTTATTGTCTACGGCCAACATTCCTGCGAAGGAAGTTTGGCAGGGAGACATGATGTGGACAACTGGAGACTTTGCTTCAGAGACAATCGAGGGAAAGCAATATACGACTTTCCAACCAAATACCATTGTCTATGCAGTTCCTTCTGGAACTCCTCTTGAAAAAGAGATGAAGAAAGCTCAGTTAGGAATTGTATTCCATACCAAATATACTGGAGGTCCAACTCTCGCAGATATGAAAGCTTCTTTTGGAGTTGACGCATCAAGAACGAAAGCGAAAGGATGTTGGATAAAGGACGCATCAGTTAAGGACTTGGGCGGAACTGTAAACTGGACCAAAAGACAAACAGCAATAATAGACAGATTTCTCAAACTCATAGATACTCTAGGGAGAAAAGTCGACAAGTCAGTATTGAACGCTATCGCTGAAGATAACGCCTTGACAGTTGACATGAAAGCGTACATAAATAAGAACGTTAGAGCAGGACAACCCATCAGAGATACGGCAAAAATGGCGGCAGGAGTCATAAAACATATCGAAGAAAAACACTTGAAAGCGATAGATAAAGTCAAGACTCAAGCGACCAAGGACAAGAAGACCGCAGCGATGCAGTTGCTCCTAGATACTCTAGAGGACCGAAAAGACCAGATAAAAATGATATTCGATGTCATGCGAGCTTTCCAAGTTTGTAAAAACTTTATCACTCATAAACTGGAAAAAATTAAAGGCATGACAGATACTTTCGTCAAGACGGACACAGGTTTTAAAGTTACCAACCCAGAAGGTTTTGTAGCAATATCTGGAGGCAAAGCAGTCAAACTTATAGATAGACTGGAGTTCTCGATGAACAATTTTAATGCAATAAAGAACTGGGGCTAATGGACAATCCACTTTTAAACAGGTTTTCTAGACAGAAAAGACTTAACCCAAACGAGACCAATCACGACCCTCTTACAAGGTCACTCATTGATGCGGTCAATCAAGTATACACAAAGAAGGACGAAGATGAGACTGGAGCACCAGATCAAGAGCGTAGTGAATGAGAAGTACGTAGATACGCCAGGCGAGAAGAGTGGTCATCAAGAACATCCCCTCTCGAAAAAGACTTCCGACTACGAATCAAAATTATTCAAATCTGGAGCCACCAAGGATGACAGGGATGTTTTCATTAAAGGAAACAAACCTGAGCATAAACCTGACCCTGAAGAGAGAGCCCACAAAGATGGGAAATCTAATAAGGTTAAAGGTCAAGATGGTGGAGCTGGAAATATCAATGCTCAAGAAGAACAAGTTGACGAAATGCAAATGCCAAAGGTCAAGTTCGATTTGGGTAAGATGAAGAAGTTAGCAAAGAAGGATAACTTTATTGGGATAGCCATGAAAAACGCTAAACCTGAAACTGTTTTTAATACTTACGTCGCTCAAAACATGGCGTTAATTAAACAATACAACGAGGAATCAGAAATGAATATCGATTTAAAAGCTGTCGAGAACCTTTCTGAGAAGAAAGCTGTTAAGCCTGAGGAAGAAACCTTTATGGGTGCCATCGCTCACGCCGCTTCTCAAGGGAAAGATTCGGTCAAAATTGGTGGAAAGACCCACAAGGTTACCATGAAGCCAGAGACACATAAAGCTATTAAGAAGAACAAAAAAGGTGAAGAACAAGTCAAAGAGAATATGACATTCGAAGAGGCAGTTCGTGCCGCTCAGGAAAAAGGGGCAGTAAATCACCAGAAATATTGGGAACAAGCTGCACAACAAAAACAAGAAGGTTGGGGAGCAAAACCAGGCCTGCCAGGTAAAGGTTCAGTAAAACCAGGCGAGCGTAAAAAAGTATTTGAAGTGGAACCACAGAAGAAATAATGAGTAAGTCATTTTTTCAGTTCAGAGAAGATACTGGGAAGACGGCAGTATTTGCATTTGGCCGTCTAAACCCTCCAACGACAGGTCACGAACTTCTTGCGAAAACTATAGAGAAAGTCGCAAAGAAGAACTCCGCTGACCCATTCCTATACTTGTCTCATACAGAGAATCCAAAAAAAGACCCCCTACCATATAAACTCAAAGTCGCTATCGCGAAGAAAGCTTTTGGAAAGCTCGTCCAACAGGATGATGCTAGAACCGCGTTTGATGTTGCCTACGACTTACGTGACAAAGGATATACGAGACTGATTATGGTAGCAGGGTCCGACAGGGTTCCTCAGTTCAAAGCTCAGTTCGCCAAATATGTAAACCATACTGACCCAACTAAGTCAGTTGGAAAACATTTTGAAGTTGTTTCAGCAGGAGAACGAGACCCAGACGCAGAAGATGTTTCTGGAATGTCGGCTAGTAAGATGAGAGAACTCGCTGCCACCAACAAGTTTGGTGATTTCAAACAAGGGGTTCCTTCAAAACTAAACGACAACGACGCCAAGAAAATGTATATGGCATTAAGAAAGGCGATGAAGATAAAAGAAGACTGGAGTGAGTTTGAGTGGGATGAGTATTTTCCAGAACGAGAAATATTGCAAGAAGTAAAAATGCAGGAGGAAAAAGTTTCCTATCAGAGATTGATGGAAGAGACCAATACTCCAACATTTTTGGTTCTTTGTGTGGTTAAGCCAGAGGATTCAACCCCTCAACAATATTGGTTGAAACATGAAAACGTACATATTGTCTATGTTGACAAAGCATTTACACATCTAGTTGAGGACAACAAGCTAGTCATCCACAACTATGATGGGGAGAACAAGTCATTGTCTGTGGACCCAAACAACACATTTGCTATTCCTCTTGGTTCAGTATTAATGGACGAAGGTCGAATGGGTGTTGCTAAAGCGGTCGAACAGGCAGGAGTTCCATTCTTAAACTCGATGGACGCGATGGAGTCAGCTCGTAATAAGTTGTCTACTGCTCGTATTCTTCAGGCTAAAGGTGTTGAAACTCCAAAGACTGCAGTTATTCATTCAGGAATAACCGATGAGGTGGTTGAGGCTTTGGGAGGAAAGTTCCCAATGATGTTGAAGACCATCACAGGTTCTAAGGGTAAGGGAGTGATGAAGATGGAAAGTCAATCATCACTCAGAGGTGTCGTAGATGCTTTCTCAAAACAGACAGACGCACAACTCATAGCTCAAGAGTTCTTTGACCTCAAGTATGATGTTCGTGTTATCTGTATGGAGGGAAAGGCTAGGTTTGGTCTTAAACGAAATCTTGCGAAAGGAGACTTTCGAACTAATGTAGATTTGGGTGGAGACTTTGAAGCTTACAAACCCTCAGATAAAATGAAGTCACTCGCTGAACGTGCGACTGATGCTCTAGGTATGAGACTATCTGGAGTTGATATTGCAGTTAACCGAAGTGGGGAATTGACAGTTCTAGAAGTCAATGGCTCGCCAGGCGTTTCAGCTAAATATTACGATATCGAAGAGAAAGAAGACATCGATGGAAAACAACTCATCGAAGTTCTTTACGAGTTCTACTCAGAGAAAACCAACTGGACAAAACAGTCCTTACCAATTGGAGTAATTGAACCAGTAGGTTTTGCTTGGGGAGAAATGATGTGTAAGATGGATACTGGAAACTCTGGTTCTGCTACACTCGATGCTCGTGACTTAAAGCTCACTAAAAAGAAAGCAATGTTTAAAGTTGGTGATACTGGTAAGATGGCAACTTTTCCTATTAAGGATTATGAGGTTGTCATGGGTGCAGTAGGAACTGACAAAGAAAAACGACCAGTCGTTGAGATACCAATGCACTTCAAAGGGAAGACATATATGGTTGATTTCTCATTATCAGACAGGTCTCACATGGGTTATCCAGTCCTCATGGGAACTGAGTGGATGAAACAGAATGGTTTTGTCGTAGACCCTAGAATCAGAAACGAAGAATATTTATCTCAAGGAAACTATGTCCAAATACGCTGACCTAGCACATAAAATCGTAGACATGGTCCACGCGACTCACAAAGAAGAAGTGCGGAAGGCGAGGACTGAAGAGAAGACCAAGAAGGCAGAAGAGAAGCAGTTAAAAGCTGAGGCCGATGGTGAAGAGAAACCAGAAGAAAAAGATGGTGACGAAGTTTGTCCTGAGTGTCAAGGAAAAGGTGATGACTGCGTCTGTCCCGACAAAGAAGAGGGAGAAGGCGAAGAGAAACCTAAAGATGACGCAGGAGAGGGCGAACCTCCACCCAAAGGTGATGAAAAAGGAGAACCAGTCGGAGACGGCGAAGAGCCTCCACCAGAAGGAGAAGCACCACCTCCAGCTGCAGCAGACGCAGAAGCACCACCAGCTACCGACTCAATGGGTCGACCAATAACAGGTATGGGCAAAAAGTCTCCTGTTACTCCTAAAAAAGATAAAGAAAAGGTAAAAATGTCAGGTAAAAAAGAAAAAGTCAAAGTCGAAGCCTTTACAGGCATACGAGATATCGATGACATGATTCGAGAAAGACAAGAATACCTCAACGAGAGATATTCATTTGACTGGGAAGCAGTTGACAAAGAATTCGGAGTCAAGGAAAAAATGATAGCCGAAGGAATGTGGGACGGACAAATAGCCGACTCAGCCGAGATATATGGCAAGCCTGACATCTCCCAGTTACAAATATACAGACTATTGGAACTCTACAAAGCTGCAGGGATGAACCTTGACCAGTCTTTACAGACTATCGAGCATCTCTACGGAGTTCAAGTTCAGACAGACTCAAGTGGTAATCTGGACTTCAGCGACACAGACTATTCCAAAGGTGACACTTATGGAATGAACAGCGGTCAGAACTTGGACTATTATAAGCCAAGCGTGATACGCGAACAGTAAGTGAAACGTTTCGTAATTTAATAATAAACCCTAGTCAAGGATACTATGGCTGATAGAAAAATAACCGATTTAACGGAGATATCGTTAGCATCATCAGATGACATTCTTCATTTAATCGATTTTAACCCAAGTGCGAGAAACACGAAGATAACTCTCGCTAACTTTTTTAATTACATTCCCTCCGATCTAACTATTGGTAATAGTACGACTGGGCAAAACCTGACAATGTATGGTCAGAACCAACAAGGAAATGTAATGTGGACGGCCGCTAACGACACGTTCACAGTAAACGGAAATACCAACTTTACTCGTTCAATCGAGATTGGTGACAACACAGTAAATACTTCCTTGGTAATGAACCATTACGGAACATACAACTTGTACGGAGAAGCAAACCTTGCAAGTGCGAACGTTCTCGTAGGTAACAGTACCAACGGACAGAGTGTTAACATAGAGTCACCAACCGCAAAAGTAAGTTTTGACGGAACAAGTGCATTGTCAGTAAACGCTGATACAACATTCCTACAAGGAAATGTACACTTTGGTGACATGACTTCAGGTCAAGATGTATTTGTTTGGGCGACTGGTTCATCCGCCGCTTCTATTCGTTTCGACAAGGCCACAGGTTCTACTAAGTTCCTGAAGGCACAAGTTGTTGCGAACAGCGTATCTGCACTTGTTGTAGATGGCTCAACCATGTTAGGTAATGAGACAACAGGTTCCGATGTCAAGATAAACGGAAACGCAGCTGACAAGTTCGTTTCTTGGGACACTCAGAACAGTTTGTTCACTATCAACGCTTCCACTCAGTCTCACGGAGCTTTGATTCACGGAGACCTCGCCGCACAACACGACGCGACATTCCATTTCGCTTCTGGTAACGTTATCATGAAGGCGACTGACTCAAAGATGACAATCAACGGAGAGTTGAACGCTAACGGAGCAGTAGAAGTTGGACAGGAACAAGTTGGTTTCAATACAACTATTCATGGTGTTGCCGCCGCAGGTAAGAGTGGATTGGCGAACGGAATGATACAATGGATATCTGGAACAAACAAAGCTAAGTTTGTCGTAAACTCCACAGACGGAGTAGAGGTAGACGGAGCATTGGCTGTAGGTTCAGATGGAAATGCATCAGACTTCTATCTGTACTCAGATACGGCAGGAGAAAGATTGTCTTGGGACGGAGCAACAGGAACATTGACCCTGAACTCAGCTTCCACAGACGGAGCCCATTTCAACTCCAACGTTTCGATGCACACTCCTGAAGAAGGAACGGGCGTATCGGCACGAAGAGCTGGACTTCACTACTACCGACCAAACGGAAACTCCAAGATTCGTATTGAGACTGCACCATTTATTCTTGGTCCAGGCTCGGCTGACACAGGAGTTGGTGCTGGTTCTGCTGAAGTTGACACAACAATGATTTTGTCAACTGAAGGAACAAAACCAGACGGAACAGCGGTAGGTACATTGGCCAACAATAATCAGGCTTATCTGTACGCGAAACAACTTTCTGGTCTCGCTCAGTTATTCGTTATGAACTCCTCTGGTTCAACTCCAGGCGGGGCGACTGAAACTCAAATATCTCCTCACAACAGTAAAGGAGAATGGTGTTTCAACGAATACGACGCAGGAATACAGCGACGTAGATACATCAACATGATTGAGGTTGTCAGAGCAATTGAAGAAGCTACTGGAAAAACCTTGATACACGATACCGAAGGTGTAGACGCGAACTGGGTTGATCCTAGTTACTAAACGCTGAATGGTTCGTTTTGAGAACCTGACGAATGAAAACTGGTTGTTGTATGCCTTTCAAAATTACATAATGAAAGAGCATACAACGACTAGAGAATTTCAACAGGATGTGAATAAGACGAAGTACATAAATAGACACTTCAATAACTACAGAAAGAAGGGAGACTTAAAATCCCGATTGTTATTGAACCATGTCATAATGTATTTCAATGTCTTCAGACTAGATGCGGCACAGAGGCTATTATTCTTTAAAATACCCCCTGAAAATTGGACGCTTCTGAAGATGTATTTAATATTGGCAAATCGTTGTCCACGAAATGTCAAAGGTATTAATGGACAGAACATCAACGTGGGAAATATCCCACTTGAAGATAACGCAAAAGAAGTAGCAACAAGGGAACTGTATGGGACTGATGACGGGGGCTTTCAACGTAGCAACGGCATTCTTCTTTATCAAGAAGATGGCGACCCCTTTCGAAAAGACTGACGCTTACAAGCTCGGTATTATCGACAAGAAGGGTAGAGTGCTCAAGAAGATGTCCGAACTCACCGATGAGAAGGAAAAGAGGGCATACACTCTCCTTGACAGAGTAATTTGGAACATCAAGAAAATGATGTCCTTTATTCCAGGCGGAGGTTCGATGCTCGCAGGAGTCGCCGCCGCTACTGCTCTTTTGATGAAGGAATCACACGAGACTCTTGACGAAGACCCAAAGTATCTCAAGGAGTCTTTCGAACATTATCAGGCGGTAGACCATCTACCAGACTGGTTGACAGAACAAGTTTTAAAAGAAATATACGAGGCGGCAATGAACCCTAAAACAGATGAGAAATTACTCCAGAAAATTTCTGATATGTGGGAGAAGTCTAGGATGGACCCACGCAGATTTAAACAAATGTTAAAGCGTGAGCGAATAGACGACAAGACTTTAAACAAAGCTAACCTTATGTCATTTGTCCACTCTCTTACTGGAGAAGAAGAAGTGGAAGTTACCGAAGATGCACCAACAAATGCAGTAGGGACTGGAGCCATTAAAGGGACTGACCAGTTTCCACCTTTCAAAAGGAAGAAAGACATGAAAACAGAAGCAGTAGACAACTCTTTAAATCTTCTGTTTGAGAGTGAAGAATATTCTCAAATGGCTTTTGACGAAGTTAACGACTTTTGTACTAACTTTGGTCTGAAAGTTGAAGAGTTCACAGAAGACGAATATATTCATCTCGTAGATTGTCTTGATACTTTCGCGAGGAATATGATATCCGAAACTCTGACATTGACAGAGACAACTATCATGACCGAAGGGGAAGTTCACGAAATAGAAGAAGGGAAAGAACGAGAAATATCCCACGCCGAGTATCACAAACATGGTGCTGGTAAAGGTGGGAAACAATGGTCATCTGGACAAGGAAAACAGAAGAAGTATTGGACTCATCGACCAGAAGAAGTAGAAGAAGAGGAACAGGTCGAAGAAGGTAAAGGAGCTGACTACGAAATATACCATCCAACAATGGCAGATGCTCTGACTCATGCTATCAACCATGCGTTCAAGAAACACAACTTTGAAGTCGACGCAGAAGAATGGTTCCAGAAAGTAAACATGGGACCAAAGAAACCATCCAAGGGTAAGACGAACTCATACTCAATTGGAGGATATAACGCTAAGACTGGTAAACCAGAGAGAAAGAGACTACACGCACAAGTATACGGAATGGACTCTGGTAAGTTTGAGCTGAACTATTATTGCGAAGACAGAACTCAGGGTGAGGAGATGATAACAGAAGGAACATGGGCGTTACCTGACTCTCCACAAAAAGTTAAAGAACTAGAGAGACTTTTCACAAAACCTATCCCAGTCAAAGGAGCACCGAAAGTGCTTTACAACCTTACTGGTGACGATGGACTGTTTGACCTTTTTCATCAAGTAGAAAAAGAAGACGGACCTAAAGGGGATGTAAGAGGAGTAGTCAAGGACTTTCTCAAGAAACCAGATGTTCAAAAGTTCATGAAGAAAAATAAGGTCAACCCTAACTTTGTCAATAAACTGAAAGAAGACACAGAAAACTTAGTCGAAGGACAAGGACTTGATAGAGTAAAGATTGACCAGATGCTTAGGAAACAAAGGATACCCGCGGAAGTTATGGGAATGAAGGGTGACGATGTCGTTATTAAGCATAAAAAATACGGAAAGGTTATGTACAACCCAGTCTCAGATATGTTCACTATTCCAAGTAAAGAAGGGAAACCTCTTATGAAAGTTTGGAAGAAGCATACGGGCGAGAACTGGAAAGATGCGGTGCTAGGTAACAGGGTTATCGGTGGCGGAGCACAAAAGATGTTTAACCTTATGAAAGAGGGAGTCGAAGATTCTGGTACTCCTATCTTTGTAGTTTCTCCTGAAGTCTACGACCAATGTAAATGGGGTAGAGAGAAATACCAACGATGGAATAAGATTGTTGGAGAGGGTGCAGGAGAACAAAAAATAATAGAATATGGAAAGAAATTTCCAGACAGACCAATTATTGTGAAAAATAGTAAGACCGAAGCTATGCAGTATTTGAGATTCGGGCAAATGAAGTCATCATTGAAAGAGGGACATTATTATGAGTACATTGGACTGGAACAAACCCCTGAATAATAATGAGGTTCCAAAGGAAGAGGATGATATGGCCGAAGGAGAAATGCAGACGGCTGCGACTAACCCACATACACAGTTAGACGAAATAGCTGACGCTATTGATAGGGGTGTTCCCCCAGATTTAATTGTACATGAAGCTGAGTTGGAAGAGTCAAGAAGGCGAAGACAGTTTGTCGCTCGTTTTACTTTGTCTCTAACTCAGATAGGTATTTTTATTATGATTATTACAATACTATTCTTTTTTCAAATTACAGACGCGTTTCGTGACCTGCTGAACATACTCGTGGGGGGATTCCTCGCGACGTTTACTAAAATTTCAGATTACTGGTTTAAAGCAGACTCAGGAGATGAAGGGAAAGCAAAATGAGAACATATTCAACTTTAAAAGAACTAGAGGAAAACTCTACAGAACTCCCAGAATCGATAGCGAATCATCCTATGTTGACTCCTATGTCGAAACTGGTTAAAGAGTCTCCTGTCGATGACAAAAGGGCACATGATGCAGGTCATCGCGACGAGAAATTGCTAAAAAAGCACCATGAGGAGGGAGGGAAGTCCTCTGTCGAAAAAGACGCCTACCCACAAGATTCCTCAGTTCCACCAGAGGCTAAAGACCTAAAGAGTGTCGACATCAAGAAGAAGACTATACGAGCCGATGAACGGACAATGGATAAAAAGGAAGCTCAAGAAAGGGCTACTGTTAACTATGAGGAACTTCAACTTGAAAACTACAGAGTCTTAGCTCGTAAGGGTATGGGAACTGAAACAAAGAAGGAATGTAAAAAAGGTAGAGGTATTGACTTTTACGAACCAACAAAAGGTGACAAGAGGACTGGTATCATCACAAAGGTTGGACCTAAAGGATACGAGGTTCAGGATGAGAAAGACCGCAAGAAATATAACTTTACTTTCTTTGACCCAAAGAACTACAAAAAGTTAATGCAACAAGAAGTCGAAATGACTGAAGCGAAAGAGACAGGTGGATGGTACGTAAAATATGCTACTTCTAAAAAAGGTCCAATAAGCCAAGTCTACTTTTCAGATAAGACTCAGGCAGAAGGGTTCCTTCAAAAAATTAACAAAATGGGTGCACGTGGAATACTCTCAGACAAAGAAACAAAAGGAGCGATCCCAATGGGTCATCGCTCGGTTCGTCGCCAAGAAGAACTGGAGGCGGTTGAAGAAGTATTTAATGTCGGTAAGATGTCGGATAAGGAACTAAAAGGTTTTATCAATGGTTTTGATATGGATTCCAAAATGGGTGCAGCTGCAGCGATGCAGAGAAAAGCAGCAAAAAAGGAAGCCATGAAACGTAACCTAAAACTGGAAGAACCTGAACTTGATGAAGCTGTTTGGGACTCTGTCGATTGGTCTGCTCTAGCTGATTTAGCTAGGTCTAATCCTAAGAAGTTTAAAAAGAAAACTGACTGGATAGAGTGGGTAAACAAGAACATTAAACCTGACAACCCAGCCGCGAGTCAAAAGGCTTTGAAGGCGTGGGAATCGATGGACTTATCTCAGATTATGGACTTCATTGAGGAACAGTGTAAATGCCAAGAGTTATCGGTAAGAGTAGACGGGCGAACGAGAGCTTTTCGGGAGACCAGAAGTCGTATCGAATCACGACTGGCCAGACTTAAAGAAAAACTAAGACAGGCTACAAAGGAACAGTTCGCTAAATGAGAACCTATCAACTACTCTCAATACGAGAGCGTGAACGAAAAAAGCTATTGGGTGTTTTACACGAAAAACTATCTGCTGACGCGACACAAAAGGACTACATAGATGATTTTTTAGATTCAGATGCACCTCAGTTCAAAGGAAAATCGAAAAAGAAAATCATTGGTATGGCCGTTGCGGCTTACAGAGGGAGAAAAGGTGGCGGATGATAAACTTGTGCCTGGGAGTGAAGTGAGAGAAGCTATTGTAGATGTTGAGGTTGTGAAGGTAAAGGTTGACCATATCGCCAACGCCTTTGATAAACACGTATCTCAGAATATAACAGATTTTAAAGAAGTACATTCTCGTTTGTCTAAACTCAGAGATGAGATAAACGAAGACATAGAGAATACATGGAAAGAAGTCGATAGACTAAATCGGTGGAAGTGGATGTTCACAGGCATCCTACTGACACTCACGTTTGCTATGACAGTCATGCAGACGTACGCAACTTATGTCGGAGCAATCAAATGAAAAGTTTTTTAGAACACACAAAGACTCAGAATGAAGGTATCGGTGATACTCTCAAGAAGGGTGCTGCTAAAGCGGGTGGAGCTATTAAAAAAGCTGTAGTCGGTGATGGTAAGAGTTCAGTAATGGATAGAGTTAAGTCAGGAGCGAAGAAAGTCGTTCAAGCCGTTGGTCGAGAATTCCAAAAAGGAAAAGACCAAGCTAAAGCTGAAAGACAACCTAAACCTGAAGCACCAGCACCAGAAAAGAAAAAGGGTAAACAAGCCCCAGCAGGAATCGCTGAACTAGAACCAACTGAAAACGAAACAGATGAGACTGGTGATGCTTTTGTCAAAAAGTCCAAAGAAGCTAAAATAAAAAAGGATGACGAAAAGGAAGAGGAACAACGTAAACTAGAAGCAGGTTACGCTCCTCTACCAGTTGAACAAAGATGATAGGATGGATTAAATGGGGTATTCAAACCATCATCCTATCGGTTATTTTGACTTTAATAGTCAATTGGGTATTCTAACTTGACAAGAGTTGGAACTGTGATATAATATTTGTATTTAACTAAAAATGTTATATGTAGATGTAGAGTTCGCCCGAAGACTGGGCGTTCAGCTCCGAAACTTCAAGGACAAAGGGAGTAATCTTTTTAACTTCTCTTGTCCTCTCTGTGGTGACTCCAAGAAAAACAAAAGGAAAGCTCGTGCTTACTTCTACCAAAAGAAGGGAGGCTTATTTTTTAAGTGTCACAACTGTGGTAGAGGAACGACACTTGGAAAACTGGTCGGACAAGTCGATTCCGCTTTGGGTGAAGAATATAAAGTGGAGAAGTTCCGACAAGGGTCGCACCAGAACAATCCTGTGGAGAAACCCACTCAGTCAGTCCAGCAGACGGAACTGGCGAAAAAAGTAGAAGATAATTATATTGGACTTAAATCAGTCCATCAACTAACTAATGACCACATCGCGTGGAACCTCTGTGAAAAAAGATTGATCCCTTATCCCCCTAGAAAAGAACTATATTTCGCACCAAGGTTTAAGACATGGGTACAGACCAAGTCAGACAACCCGCGGTACGCAGAATTACAAGATGACCCTAGACTGGTAATACCATTCTATGATGCCAATGGTAGACTCATTGCATGTCAGGGACGGGCATTGATGAAGAGTACCATTCGGTATTTGACAGTCAAGTTTGTTGAGGATGCTCCGAAGGTTTACGGGCTGGAAAGGTGGGAACCATCCAGAAGAACATACGTAGTTGAAGGTCCTCTGGACAGTCTTTTTATCGACAACTGTCTAGCGGTAGCTGGAGCAGACCTTACGGAATTCAATCTACTAAATAAGAAACTTACCACATTGGTGTTCGACAATGAACCCCGCAACCATATAACAGTCAAGAAAATATCCTCAGCAATTGACTCAGGTTGGACAGTATTCATACCCCCAGAACATTTCTCAGGTAAGGACATCAACGAAGCTATTTTAAATGGACATCGTGGTATACAAAATATCATCGATGGAAACTCTTTTGAAGGGGCTATTGCCTCGCTAAAATTATCGCAATGGAAGAAGTGAAATTACACGACCACGGGTTTGTCCGTTTGGTCGACCACATGGGTACAGACGAGTCTATAGAAAACGCGGCTCGGATATCTTATGGTGACGGCACGCGAACTAAGTCAAAAACAGAAGGACTTATTCGATACTTAATGCGTCACCGACATACATCTCCGTTTGAGATGTGTGAAGTTGTCTTTCATCTCAAGTTACCAATATTCGTGATGAGACAACTTGTACGCCATAGGACGGCATCGTTGAACGAATATTCTGGTCGATACTCGGTGATGAGTGACGACTTTTATGTTCCTAGTAGAGAATATCTTAGAAAGCAATCACAAACAAATAATCAGGGTAGGTCTGATGAAGAAGTCGAAAATGTTGGGTTATTACAATACGAATATAACAGAGCCCACGACTCCAGTCATATTGCATATCAGAACCTATTAAGAGAAGACGTTTCTAGAGAAATAGCGCGGGCGGTGCTCCCTGTTTCCAATTATACAGAAGTTGTTTGGAAGAGTGACTTACATAACTTTTTTCATATGGTAGGGTTAAGAAGCGACAAACACGCACAACAAGAAATAAGAGACTACTCTGACGCCATGTATGAAATGGTTAAACCTCTTTATCCAATATCTTGCAAAGCTTTCGAAGATTATGTTCTCAATAGTATAAGTTTTTCTCAAGAGGAATTGAGAATTATAAAAACACAAATTGATGGCAGTTGGACAATGTCGGACTATGACCTGACTGCTCGAGAACAAACAGAATTTTTGGAGAAACTATCATGACTGATGCAATGACTGAGCTTGCACATAAAGAATTTGAAGAACGCGAAGAACCAACAACGAAAACAACACAACCTATAAAGGAGTTACCGACATTTTATCAGCAGTTTATCCACAAAAGTAGATACGCCAGATGGAACTATGATTTACAGCGTAGAGAAGAATGGGGCGAAACTGTAGACAGATATATTAACTTTTTTGATAACCATGTCAGAGAACATTATAAGTACAACTTAACAGACGAAGAGATAAAAGAACTGAGAACCAGTATTGGTGAACTCAAGGTTATGCCGTCTATGAGATGTTTAATGACAGCGGGAGAAGCCTTAGACAAAGAAAACATAGCAGGGTATAACTGTTCATTTGTAGCAGTTGATACTCCAAGGGCTTTCGATGAAATACTCTATGTTCTAATGAACGGAACAGGAGTTGGTTTCTCGGTAGAAACAAAATACACAAATAAGATGCCTGTTATTCATGAGGAGTTTCATCCGACTGATACAACCATCGTAGTAGCTGACTCCAAGTTGGGTTGGGCTAAGGCATTAAAGCAGTTGACTGCATTATTATACAATGGAGAAGTTCCCAGTTGGGATGTTTCCAAGGTACGACCTGCTGGTGCACCACTAAAGACATTCGGTGGCCGAGCTAGTGGACCCGAACCTCTAGTCAATTTGTTCAACTTCTGTGTCTCTAAGTTTAGAACAGCGGCAGGTAGAAAGTTGACATCCCTTGAGTGTCACGACATCGTATGCAAAATCGCAGAGATAGTTGTAGTCGGAGGTGTAAGGCGTTCTGCCTTAATATCTCTATCCGACCTCAACGACAGAGATATGCGATATGCTAAATCTGGAAACTGGTGGGAGAGCGAAGGCCAACGGGCTTTGAGTAATAACTCAGTCAACTATCAAGAGAAGCCTGGCATGGGTTCCTTCATGAAAGAGTGGTTGAGTTTATATGATTCCAAGTCTGGTGAGAGGGGAATCTTTAGTTCTTACGCCTCAAAGAAAACAATAGAAAGGTTAAATGAGAGACATGGAATTCGAATGGATAGACTCGGAGTACGAGGAGGAGTTGGAAGCGGAAATGACAATGGACGAGGAGATGGAACTGGACTTTCTGGAGGAGATGGCGGAGTACCAATTCGAAGGCGCGAGCCAAGAGAGGATTTTGGCACAAATCCGTGCAGTGAGATCATTCTTCGCTCAAGAGAATTCTGCAACCTTTCTGAAGTCGTTGTCCGAAGGGCAGACACTCTTAAATCTCTCAAAACAAAAGTCCGCACTGCGACAATCATTGGAACGCTTCAATCCACTCTTACCAACTTCAAATACCTAACCAAGGAATGGAAAAATAACTGTACTGAAGAAAGACTCCTTGGTGTTTCAATGACAGGTATTATGGATAATACAGTAACCAATGGTTCAGAGGGAAAAGAGAAGCTCTCTAAATGGTTACAACAATTAAGGGAGGTGGCAGTTGAAACTAATGAAGAATGGGCAGATAAACTGGGTATCCAAAGGTCGGCTGCAATCACTTGCGTTAAACCTTCTGGTACTGTATCTCAGTTGGTTGACAGTGCTAGTGGTATACATGCTCGTCATAATCCCTACTATATTCGGACAGTTCGTGCAGACAATAAAGACCCGCTTTGTCAGTTCATGAAGGACAATGACTTTCCTTACGAACCAGACTTTATGAAACCAGACCATACTACTGTATTCTCGTTTCCGATGAAGTCTCCAGACGATGCTGTCATGAGATACGATAGAGATGCCATCGAACAGATGGAACTCTGGAAAATATATCTTGAAGACTGGTGTGAACACAAACCAAGTATAACTGTTTCAGTAAAAGAAAACGAATGGATGAAGGTTGGTTCATGGGTATACGACAATATGGATGATATCTCAGGTATTTCATTTTTACCTTTCTCAGACCATGTCTATGCACAAGCACCTTATCAAGATATTGACGAACAGATTTACAATGAACTTCTAGGTAGGATGCCGAAAAACGTAAATTGGGAAGAAGTTTCCAAATATGAGGCTCAAGACTACACTTCTGGGTCGCAAGAACTCGCATGTTCTTCCGATTCTGGGTGTGAAGTGGTTGATATCTAGAGAAAACAATATTACTAAATACTTTGAGGAAATTTATGGCTAATACACAAGATATGCTTAAGAGTCTGAATAATGACGATATTAACAGTTTTAAAGATCAAATAGAGGCTGATCTTCAAGACCGCATTCGTCAACACGTAGACTTGAAAAAAATAGAGATTGCAAAGAATCTTGTAACTGGGCAACAAGGTACAGAGGAAAACTGAGATAGGAATGGGTAAACTGACTTTCACTGAATTAATGGAAGGTCCAGTCCCAGGCTTTCGGATGACTGGCGGCGGAAGAGGAAAAGCTCCTAAGAGAGTTAAGTTCTTCTTCTGCGGTCCAGGCCGAAAACGAAAGTCGATGGGACCAGGCAAACCACCCAAATGTCTTCCAAAAGGCGTTCCCACTAAGACAGGGAGTGCTAAAATAAAAGACCAATTGGGACGAAGGAAAGCTCAGAAAACTAAGAAGGCGTTAGGACCGGCTTATAAGAAGCGAGTAGCTTTTAAAGCATCTATCGCCCACAAGTTCCGAAAGAAGTTTGGCATCAAAAATGTTGGAAAGTCAGCATGAAACTAATTAAAGAATTTAACGAAAACCTAATCTGTGAAAGCGTAGTGTCGGAATCCGATACAGGCAAAAAAGACTATTTCATAGAAGGGGTTTTTCTGCAGGGAGACATCAAGAATCGTAATGGTCGAGTCTACCCGAAGCCCGTACTCCAGAAGGAAGTTAAACGCTACACGAAGGAGTATGTGAATAGTAATAGAGCTTTTGGTGAATTGGGTCATCCCGATTCTCCTACAGTAAACCTTGATCGTGCATCCCACATGATTAAAGAACTTAACGAAGATGGTTCCAATTATATTGGTAGGGCTAAAATTATGAGTACACCAATGGGAGAAATCGTGAAGAACCTTATTGATGAGGGAGCCAAGTTAGGAGTAAGTTCGAGAGGTATGGGCTCGTTGAAACCAAATAGTAGTGGAGTAAACGAAGTCCAAAAAGATTTCATGTTAGCTACCGCTGCCGACATTGTAGCAGACCCATCCGCTCCAGATGCTTTCGTAGAAGGTATTATGGAAGGTGTGGAATGGATTTGGGACAATGGTCTTTTGAAAAAGGTCGACCTTGAATTTGCAAGAGACCAAATAAACTCTGTTGCCGCCACGAAATCTAGTGTGCTCGCGGAAGAAAGACAACAAGCTTGGATTTCCAAGTTTGATATCTTCGCTTCTAGTTTGCGGTAACCCTAAATAGATAACAGGACACTTTCATATACTAAAGGATTCTAATGACAGAAAAAGAAATGTTAGAACAAATTCTTGAGGAAGAAGGAACGAAAGTGCAGACGCCTGGTCAATCGGGGAAAGCCGAAGACATGGGCGGAGAAGACGGACAATCCAAAGCTCTCAGTCTAAAGACTGCGGGTAAGGGCGCCGCTAAAGCTAAAAAAGCATCTGCCGAACCTTCCGCTACCAAGATAAAAGAACCATCTGACTCTAGTGAGATGATGTACCAAGACGAAGTCGAAAAAGTCGCAGAGGGCGAATTACCCCCTGCCCTCGCCAAGGCCAACGCCGAAAAAGCGAAGGGTAAAGACGATGATGACGATGAGCAAGAAGAGGTACAACCAAACCCACGCACAAAGCTTGGGATGCTCAAACAGGTCCAAGACCGACTAGGGGCGATGAAAAAGACAGAAGTTGAAGAAGTTCTCTCTGGTATGAAAACCAAAGAGGCCGAAGAACAACAAATCGCTTCTGAAGCCAAAAAGGCCGAAGAGGAAGAACCAGAAGAAGAAGAGGAAGTTCAAGCTAAGCCAGCAAGCGTCAAAGTTGACAAGCTGAAAGCTGAAGACCTTAATCTCGACCTGAGTTCACAAACACAAGAATTGTTTGAAGGACAAGAACTTGATGAGGAGTTCAAACAACGAGCTTCAGTTATCTTTGAGACTGTAGTCAGTAAAGCAATTCTGGAACAAGTCAACGAAAGACTTGAGACTTTGGAAGAGGTTGCCGCTGTTGAAATAGCAGAGGGAATCGCAGAGGCCGAGGTTTCGATGGCTGAGAAAATCGATGACTACTTGACCTACGTTGCAGAAGAATTCTGTAAAGAGAATGAACTCGCAATCGAGAGAGGTATTCGTGCCGAACTCGCTGAGAACTTCATTACTGGACTCAAGTCACTTTTTGAAAAACATTACGTAGATGTGCCCGAAGAGAAAGTTGACATTGTAGAACAGTTATTTTCTAAGGTCGAGTCTCTAGAAGAGAAGCTCAATGTTGAAATGCAAACGAACATTGAAGCCCTCAAAGAAATGAAGAACTTCAAAAAAGTTGAGGCAATAGCCGAAGCTTGTGAAGGTCTTACTTCCGTAGAAACGGACAAAATGTGTGAACTGGCTGAGGCCGTTCAATACGAAGACCACAGTGAGTTTGTCACCAAATTAAACACTCTCCGTGAGTCATATTTTAACACAAGAGAAACATCTGGGATTGAGGAAACACGACAGACGTTGACCGAAGCAGTCACAAATACTGAAGAGGAATCAACTGATGCAGACCCCACAATGGACAGATACACTCAAGCGATACGCAGAGTACAGCGTATTGTAACTTAACCAAGACAGGAGCAACTATGTATCTTTCGGAACAACTCCAGAAGAAGTGGGGACCAGTCCTTGAGCATCAGGATTTACCTGAAATCAAAGACCCCTACAAGAAGGCTGTTACAGCCATTCTTTTGGAAAACCAAGAGAACGCACTGCGAGAGCAATTTGTCTCTGAGCATTCCATGTTTCTGTCAGAGGCCGCACCAACAAACGCGATGAGCGGTGCTAACGGATTAGGTGGTTTTTCTGGTGCTTCAGTAGGAACTGGAGACCAGGCCATTCAATTCGTTGACCCAGTGCTTATTAGCCTGGTCAGGCGAGCAATGCCTAACCTTATCGCATATGACATTTGTGGTGTCCAACCTATGACAGGACCAACAGGACTCATTTTCGCAATGCGTGCACGTTATGACAGTCAGTCTGGAACAGAGACTTTCTATAACGAACCAAACACTTTCCATTCTGGACAAAACACATCAGATGGTTCCGCCATCACTTCAGCCCAGTCCGCTATTCTCGGACAGGGAACTGGTTCCCCACTCGACCTAGCCCTTAGTGGTCAAGGTGGAGGTGCTTCCGTTCTGGAAGGTGAATCAGCAGGAGATGGTTCAGCTCGTGCAAACGCATCGACTGGATTAGGAACTCAAGCTGGTCAAATTGCCGAGATGGCATTCAGTATCGAGCGTATGTCCGTAGAGGCAAAAACTCGTGCACTGAAAGGTGAGTATTCAATGGAATTGGCTCAAGACCTCCGTGCAGTTCACGGACTTGACGCTGAGACCGAACTCGCTAACATTCTTTCGACTGAGATTCTAGCTGAAATCAATAGAGAGATTGTAAGAACAGTTTACACCATCGCCAAAGCAGGTGGAGCTAATAATGCAGCTGCTGGAACGCTTGACCTGTCCGCAGGTTCAGCAGACCACGATGGAAGATGGTCCGTAGAACGATTTAAGTCCCTCATGTTCCAAATGGAAATTGAGGCGAACGAAGTCGCTAAGGGAACACGTCGCGGTAAGGGTAACATTATCATCACTTCAGCAGATGTTGCGTCAGCCCTTCAAATGGCAGGAGTTCTCGATTACGGAACAATCCTCAACGGAATGAATTCCCTCAATGTCGATGACACAGGAAATACATTCGCTGGTGTCCTCAATGGACGCTTCAAAGTATATGTTGACCCATATGCAGGTAACTTCACCGCTGGTTCTGACAACGGAATGCATTATTTCGTAGTTGGATACAAAGGTTCAAGTGCCTACGACGCAGGACTTTTCTATTGTCCTTACGTTCCACTGCAGATGGTTCGTGCTATCGGTGAAAACACCTTCCAACCAAAAATTGGTTTCAAGACTCGCTACGGCGTAGTTGAGAATCCATTCAGTCAAGGTGCGACTGTTGGAGCTGGTGCCGTAACTGCTAACGCCAACGAATACTACAGAGGTGTCGCAGTCAAAGGACTGTTAGGATAATCTAATTTTAATTAGAGGCATTCACAGGGAGGGGGCTCGTCCTCCTCCCTTTTTTTAATTTAGACAGGTGATTTGTACACGATGAAATGGAACAGAATGGCAATGAAAGACTTGTACGCAGACTCAGCAAACGCATATCAAAAATTTCAATCATCGGGTTTATATTTGTTTTTGTTACCCTGTGTTCTAGTTGTTCTAGTTTTCACGATTGCACTTACTCCGTTCAGGGTGATAGACCGCGATGCAAATCGTGTGATGCACGCACAGGATGCGGGTCGAGATGCACGGAATTCAACTCCTTCTTTGACTCCCCCTACAAGTGGCACCCAAAAGGAAAGTTCGCCTGTAGAAGCTGGGGATGGTACTTTGGAGAATGATGTCAATACAGACTAGCCCCGCCACTACAACCGAAAATCATAACTTTTTACAGAATGTATCGTTTGAGTTTGGGATAGGTCGTTTTCCTAATATGAACTTCTTTATCCAGTCTGTTACTATGCCAGGCATTGACCTTGGACAGTCACAGATAGCTACTGGAACAGTACCCTACAAATTCTACTCAGAAATTATCGACTTCCAACCCCTCACAGTTACCTTCGCTATTGACGAAGATATGAAGAACTATATAGAGATATGGTCTTGGATGACAACTGTCGCAGGTGTTTGTCGAGAACCAGAGAAAGTCGAAGACCCTATCACAGGGAAGACAACCTCTGATATGATACTGATAATAAATACTTCTCATAGAAACTCAAACATCAAGTGTGTGTTTCGTGACGCATTTCCCTCATCTCTCGACCCTGTTACATTCGACTATAGGTCAGCAGGTATCGACTACCAAATAGCAACTTGTACTTTCGCATACAACCATTACTCAATAGACCAAATAAATAAATCTTGAACTACCTTGAAGAGTGGGAAAAGGACGCACGTATTAGTGATGACCTTACTCTTGAGTCCTTACGAATCCCACAACTACACTCAAAATGGATGAAGTTTCTCATGCGTGAGAAATCCGAACTGGTCATCATCAACCGAGCCTATTCCAAAATGAAAAGGATGCGATGGGAATACTACAATGGAACCATCGACCACGAAGTCCTTAAACAAATGGACTGGGAACCTTTCCTACAAAAAATACTCAAACCAGACCTACCAATGTGGTTAGACTCTGATAATATCCTTGGAGAAATTAAAGACGGAAGAACTACCAAAGAGCACACTATATCATTAATAGAACAGGTAATAAAAAATATTGTTGAACGACAATGGACTATAAAAAATGCCATAGAATGGAGGAAATTTGAATTGGGTGCATAATCCTATTTTTCAGACCTTATTTGGTCTTATTGTTTTTTATATCGGTCTCAAGATGTTCTCAGGCGGAATGAAGTCAATGGGAAATATCGACCACCTACAATGGTTCCTTGGTAACCCTATCTATATGTTTATCGGAGGAATCGTGATGACCCTACTCTGGCAGTCATCTTCACTCAGTACCACCGCTATTATTGGTTTAGTCGCAGGTGGGGCTCTCCCTCTCCCAAGTGCAATCGCTGCAGTTCTAGGTGCAAATTTAGGCACGACTGGGACCATTTGGTTGGCGGGTCTCCTCGTTTCCGATGGTTTCCCAAAAGGAGATACTCTTAGAATAGCGATGGCTCATACTGGAGCAAACCTTTTGATGGCTTTTGCGTTGTTACCTTGGGTAGGACATATCGCAAAATACCTCTCTCGCTTCTAAATAACGTGTACAATAAAAATTTGAATGAAAGGAAAACATGAGCAGAAGTGAAATTAAAGACTGGATTGTAATGTCTCTTGCATTTGGCACGATATTATTACTTTTCGTCATAACATTAGGTGACTTTTGGGTTGCTATGGAAACACAAAGGGAAGTAAGTAAAGATGTAATCAACTTACTCTCTATGTCAATTACTGGTATCGTTGGTATCATTGCTGGTTACATTTCTGGTAAGAATGCAGGCGACCAAGCGAAACAACAACAAGACGCTCAAATGGGAGTTAAGTAATGTACGGACCACCGAAAGATGGACCCCAAATGAAGGGGAAGAATCTAGCAGAAGTATTGATGTTTCAATGGGATTGGAACAGACTTATTCGTGATGCGTATAATGGTAATGGAATGGATGGCGGAGAACTTAACCAAGTTTGGAGGTCATTCAGTAAAATGAACTTAGCCTACGATGGTTTAGACCAAGTTCAAGCAGAACTAGACTCATTCTCATACGAAGACTGGAGAGCAGTCTGTGAATGGGCGGAAGAAGAACATGGCGATATGTTTGACGGCAGAGACCCTGCTGAGTTCATCATGGATGCCGTAGAACAGTTTGTATTAAGTGCGAGAAACCAAGGGTTGTTTGATGGAGAGATTGAGTGGGAACCACCACCTGAACCTCCACCGCCTCCCCCTCCTCCAAGTGCATGGTTTGACAAACCTATAACAGAAGTAGGTGACCCAGGCGATGAAAATACAAGTGATGTAAATGTTAGTTTCTGGAGTCCTGGCAAAGTAAGACAGGTATTAATACCACACGAAATGGGAATGTTGATGATTTGGTGCGATGACTCAATGGGTAAAGTACCTCACGCTCCATCTCAGAAGGCAGGAAAGATTTGGTGTTCAGTAGTCGTGCCTCTTCCAGATGGTTCATACAAACCAGCAGGAAAACATATTGAAATACCTTCACTTGGTCTTTTGGTAGGTGCAGATAAAGACGATGATGGAAACATCTATGTCGTTACAGCACTGAGCGAGGACAGAAGATTCGTTACTACTCCTAAGAAGTTTCAGCACATGAACAACCAACTCATGATACACAAACTCGACAAGGGTGGAAACATTGTTCGTTCACAAGATATCGTTGAAGCAATCAAACCAAGATGGGGAGCAGCTTTCTGTAACATCACCGACAATGGAAATGGTGATGTTCTTTACGCAGATGGAAAAGTCTGTGTAGGTTTTACCTATTATGGAAACGTTGCACGAGATGGTAAACGACATATGCTCAGTATTTTTGTCACTCTTGATGCTGGAAACCTTGGGTGTCATGGTCGACCAAAGTTAGGTCCATCGCACTCTTTCAGTACAAGACTTGCATATCACAATGGAGAGTTCTACTACAACGACTTGGGCGATGCAGGTATGAGAGGCCCACTGATGGGTAACGCTCATCGTGAGATTCATGTCAAAGGTCCAAAGCGAGAGTGGAATGGGAAAATGTACAGCACTTACAAGTACAAAAGAACCATGAATGTTTGGGACGCCAAAGGTGGTTGTGACCAAGCATACGAAAGTACACTCCGTTGGAAAGCATCTCAGGGTGATGAGGCTTCCAAAAAAGGTTTGGAGTTGGTAACAGCAGGTTATGCTTACCAAGATACTCATTCCACTTCTGGTAATATGGTAGTGGGCGAGGAAAGTTTTGTCGTAGTATTTTCTGCAGATAGAACTCCATCATACGTTGTTCCTAGAAGATGGAACTCCGCTTGTGCTCCTCAGAACATAGGACTTGTAAACGTAAAGCTTGATGTTATGGATGGAGGATATTTCCAGTACGAAGATACAGAGGAAAGACCTTGGATTATTCAGGATAGAAATCCAAACATCTCAGTATCAGAACAGCAGATGTTTAACTGCCGACCACCTATTAAGTCTTGGACGGCAAAAAATCCTTGTGTTTTCCTTACTGACCATACAGATATAGAAGTTGGTTCCGCTGCACATCCAAGGATTGTGAGAATCGGAGATGACTACGTGGTTATCTGGATGGAGTCTAAGTTTGACCAGAGTAAGAAAATAGATTCAGAGTTGTCAGGTTGCCGACTAGGTATGAAGGCTCTGGTTTGTGATGAGTTTGGAAACATCAGAAAACCTGCTCAAATAATACAAGACCCGAATATGGAACAACAACCCTTATTCGACATTGGAAACCTTGCTACCTCTCATGATGGTAAGGTTGTCTGGGCACATCCTGGCCCTGCATATACTGAGTTAAGTGGAAAGATTATGATTCATTCTCTTGACCTTGACTTAAACTTGAAATCTTCTATTTTGGAATAACTATGTCTGAAGGTATTAAAGAAACCAAAGAGGTTCTAAGGTTCGTTTTGTCGTTCATTAGGGCTCTTAAAACTACTTATGAAGATGGCGAATTTGATTGGTATGACGCCAAGAACTTCATCGAACCAATAAAATCTCTGGGAGACGCAATAGATAATATTGACCAAGTCCTACCAGAGATAACTGATATTGATGAAGAAGAATACGAAGAACTTCTATCGTGGATGAAGGAAGAATTTCCTGAAATCATTGACGAAGAGGTCGAGTATGTTCTTGACGAAGCCCTTGTCGCAGGTAAGACAATACTAACACTAACAGGGAGTTTGTCATCCTAAATATGGGATGAGTTACCGACCGCCATTGAATATAGAGTTTTTAAATCATGCATACATCAAGGTGACTTGTGACGATAACGGCTTTCTGAAGTCGTTAGCTGACTATTTCACCTTTGATGTTCCCAATGCGAAGTTCATGCCCCAATACCGAAGAGGTGGCTGGGATGGGAAAGTCCGCTTATTTGACTGGCGTAAGAAGATACTTTACGCAGGTCTACTCCCCTACGTACAAAAGTTTTGTGAAGACCGAAAAGTCTTGACATCAATATCGGATGTTGATAGTGAAAAATTGACACTACCATCTGTTCGACCGCAAGAAATTGCTGAATGGTTAGGCATGCAGTCTCTTCCGTTCAGTCCCAAATATTATCAAACCTTTGGATTACATTATGCAACCCAAAACCCAAGAGCAGTTATCATTAGCCCTACTGGGAGTGGGAAGTCATTTCTCATCTACCTCATGTCAGAATGGTTCGATGTTAAGACCCTCATTGTTGTCCCTACTATCTCACTCGTTACCCAGATGTCTAAGGACATTTTGTCGTATGGATGGGCGGGAGGAGTCCATAGGATAAGTGCAGGTGCGGCGAAGATGTCAGACTGTCAGATATTCGTTTCTACTTGGCAAAGCATTTACAAAGAAAGAAAAGAATGGTTCAACCAGTTTCAAATGATAATGGTTGACGAATGTCACTTGGCTACTTCCCAGAGTTTAAAGGGAATAATGACCAAGGCTACAGATGTTAAACTGAGATATGGTTTGAGTGGAACTATTCAAGATGCTAAGACCAACCGACTAGAGTTGGAAGGTTTGTTTGGAAAGATAAAGAGACTCACGACTTCATCCCAGTTGATGAAAGAAGGAACTCTTGCTGAACTGTATATCAAGACTGTAGTTTTAACCTACCCAGTTGACCAAGCTATGGTAGTTAAGGACTACAACTATAAAGAAGAGATAGACTTTCTCTGTAGAAATGCGAATAGGACGAAGTTCATTCGTAACCTAGCTCTGGACCAAGAAGGTATCACTCTGATACTTTTCCAGTTCGTAGAAAACCACGGAGAGTTGTTACTGAAGTCTATCAAAGAGAGTAACGAAACAAAGACTATTTTCTATGTTCATGGCGGAGTAGCGGCCGAGGACAGAGAGGCAGTCAGACTCATTTGTGAAAGGAATGAGAATGCTATCATTGTGGCGAGCATGGGAACTTTTAGCACAGGAATCAACATTCCTAAGATCAAACAAGTTATCTTCGCCCATCCCTCAAAGAGTAAGATACGAACCTTACAAAGTATCGGAAGAGGACTCCGAAAAGCAAAAGGAAAAACTAATGTAGTCCTGTTCGATATCGTAGATGACTTGAGGTTTAAAAAGAAGAAGAATTACACTTACAAACATTTTGAAGAACGACTGGCCTTTTATGGAGCCGAGGAGTTTAAGACAACAATCGCGAGAGTACCAATATCATGAAACCTACACCTAAGTATGTAAGACTAATTGACGGACTTGAACTAATGAGTCATGTCGTAATAGATAAAAGTAAACCGCAGTTTTTATTCTTATTGCAACCACACCAGTTGGTTCATATGGATAATGCAGTAAACGAGAAGAATGAACTCAGAGGAAGAGTGGGACTACAAGCGTGGCCTCATTTTTCGCCAAACGAACAAGTACCTGTCCGATTAGAAACAGTTGCGGTCGTGACGGAACTATCAAGTGAGTTTGCTGAGTTCTACTTCTCCGCAGTCAATAAACCTACAGTCACCGAAATAGAGGATGTGAAGAAACCTGTCCATCCAGGCGACCCAGACAGAGAGGAGAAACCAGATGCATTTAAAGACTTTGTAATAGATTTCACTAAGTTAAATTAACTTGACAGAACAGTAAAGTCTGTTATAATGGTTACTTATCTTATTAACTCCAAGAGGAATACCCTATGCCGAAATTCGTGGACAACGAGCGTTTCTACAATGAACTATCAGAGTGGAAAACTCAGTATGTCAAAAATAAAGAGGCTGGAGTCGAGCCAGAAAAACCAGAAATACCAGAGTATGTTGGTGAAGCCATCTATCTCATAGCGTCTCGATTCGCAACCAAAGCAAAATGGAAGAACCCATATACCGATGATATGATTGGTGATGGGATAGAAGAATGCATACGATACTTAGACAAATTTGATGTTACCAAATCCAAAAACCCCTTCTCCTACTTTACCCAAGTAGTCTACTACGCCTTCCTCAGGCGAATAGGGAAAGAGAAAAAGAACCTTTACGTTAGATACAAATTACTGGAGAAAGCCGCAGTTGATGACTTCATGGAAAAGTCAGAGAACGACACGGCAACCTACGGACAATCCGAAGACCTTTACGATAGATTCCAGATAACTAACTTCATAGAATACTATGAGAACAACGTAAAGAGAAAACCCAGAACCAAAAAAGAGAAATCAGAAAGTACAGTTGAGGACTTTGTAGAATGAAAATAGCGTTAATTACTGATACGCATTTCGGAGTTCGAAACGACAATTTGATGTTTGCAGAGTACCAGAAGAAGTTCTTCATGGAAGACTTCTGGCCTGTAGTCAAAGAACAATGTGATGCTATCATTCACTTAGGGGATACTTTCGATAGACGAAAGTTTATTAATTACAACTCTTTACATCTCGCCAAGGAAATGTTCTTCAACCCATCGACAACCTTTGATGGTGAAGTTCATATGATAATCGGGAACCATGACACTTATTACAAGAGAAAGAATAATGTCAATGCTCCAGACTTGTTACTGAGTGACTACCCTATCAAGACCTATCAGTTAATAACCTCAGAGTTGAAACTCGGTGGTGTAAACTTTCTGATGGTTCCTTGGATAGCGAAAGACCATGAGCGAGATGCTTTAGAGATAATAGCTAACTCGAAAGCTGACATAGTTTGTGGTCATCTTGAACTGAATGGTTTTGAGATGCACGCAGGGATTGTTTGTCAGACTGGAACTCCAACCAAAGTGTTCAAACATTTTGATGAGGTTTGGTCAGGTCACTTCCATCGTAAGAATAGTAAAGGGAACATCACCTATCTTGGAAATGCATACCAGCTTACATGGGCTGACTATGGTGACGAAAGAGGTTTTCATATCTTTGATACTGAAACAAGGACTAAGACCTTCTACAAGAACAACCAAGAGATGTTCGTCAAACTTATGTATGACGAAGATAAGATACCAGAGATTCTACCTAACTCTTTAACCGACAAGATGGTTAAAGTATTTGTAACTAACAAAAAGAATCCATTTTTATTTGATACTTTTATAACGGACATTGAAGTTCAGAACCCACTTGACATTTCTATTCTGGAAGACTTTTCAGAACTGGAAGTGGGTGAGATGCAGATAGAGACAAAAGACACTCTGTCCATTCTTACTCAGTATGTGGACCAATTAGAATACCAACGTCCAGAAGACTTGAAACTACTGATGAGTAACCTATACTCTGAAGCCTCGCAACTAAGGGATTTCGTTTGATAGAATTTAAGAAGGTAAGATACAAGAACTTACTGTCGACTGGAAACCAATTTAATGAGTTTATTTTAGACAGTCATCCTACAACATTAATAACAGGAGACAATGGGGCTGGTAAGTCCACAATGCTTGATGCGATATGTTGGGGTTTATATGGAAAAGCATTCCGTAACATATCGAAGAGTCAAATAGTCAACTCTCTAAACAAACGAGACTGTGTCGTTGAAATAGAGTTTATTATTGGAACGAGAGAATACAAGGTGGTTAGAGGTATTGGACCTAACCAGTTTGAGATATGGTGTGATGGGAAACTACAACCCAAACCTGCCGCCGCTTCAGACTACCAGAAGAACTTAGAACAGAACATTCTCAAGATGAGGATAAACTCGTTTCGACAAGTTGTCTGTCTGGGCTCTGCTTCTCATACTCCTTTTATGTTATTGGGAACTGGAGAAAGAAGAAAGATAGTCGAGGACTTACTCGACATCGAGATTTTCTCTTTGATGAATGATGTACTGGGAACCAAGAGGTCAGACAATAAGACTGACCTTGTTGACTCCAGACATGAACTAGACTTGGTGACCCAGTCTATTCAAATCAAAGAAGGGCACATCAAGAAGTTGAAGGGCTCGATGAAAGAGAAAATAAAACTGGAGAAGGACAACCTACTCAAGGAGACTCAACATCTTGAACAGACCAGAGAACAACAAGAAGACCTCACTGCGGAACTGACTGGTTTTAATTCCTCCAAGAGGAATGACGAACTAGACTCCTTCAACGATTTAATATATCAACTCAAAAATAATGCTAGTAAATATAAACAGGAATATGACTTTTTTGAAAAACATACTGAATGTCCAACGTGTACCCAAAACCTCCCCGATGAAATACGAAACTCTAAGAAGACTGATGCAGAGCAAAAACGAGAGGAATGTGACCACGCCATCACAGAACTGGGAACAAAGCAGTCTACCATCCAAACTGTTCTTGACAGGTGTGCTGAGCTTAGCGACAAAATCAAAAAGAAAATTTCTGAGATAGACCAGTCGAAGAAACTTATTGTATTGTACAGTCAACGCATTGAAGAGATACAATCTGAAGTTGAAGAGATGGATACTGAGGAGTTGGACAAGGAGAAAAAGAAACTGTTCATCTTACAGAAGGAGATGGAAGCTCTTATTCTTGTCAAAGACCTCTATGATGTAGCGTACAAACTATTGAGAGATGATGGGATAAAAGCCCAGATAATCAAGCAGTATGTTCCTATCATTAACCATACAGCAAATGTTTATTTACAGAGAATGGGACTACCGATTCGATTTGAATTGGACGAATCATTCAAGGAAATTGTTAGGTCTAGATATCAAGATGAGTTTAAATACGAGAACTTCTCTATGGGAGAAAGACAGCGTATTGACCTAGCTTTGTTATTAACATGGAGAGCTATCGCAAAGTCTCGCGGTTCTGTATCAACCAATCTACTCATCCTAGACGAGACTTTCGATTCCTCATTAGACGCTTCTGGAACAGAGGAACTTATTAAAATTATTTACGATTTGACTGGGACAAACATTTTCATCATCTCGCACAAAGGCGAGATATTGGCAGATAAGTTCTCACGAACTATCAATGTCAAGAAACAAGGGAACTTCTCAATATTGAGTGTAGAATGAAGTTTTTCAATGGAAACTGTCTGGATGTCATGAAAGACTTTCCAGACAATAGTATTGATACTGTTATTTGCGACCCGCCTTATGGGACAACGGAATGTAAATGGGACTCAATAATTCCGCTTGACAAAATGTGGGAAGAGTTGTATCGTGTAGCTAAGGATACAGCACCGATAGTCTTGTGTTGTCAACAACCATTCACCTCACAACTCGTAATGTCCAATGTAAAGGACTACTCTCATAACTGGGTTTGGGACAAAGGATATTCAACCAACGTTGGCAACTGTAACAAGATGCCGATGAAAGGGTTTGAGGATGTACTTGTCTTCTGGAGAAAGAGAGGAACATACAATCCTCAAGGTCTGATAAAGTTGGATAAACCCAAAATCAAAAAGAGGGACGCAGGAGAGATGGGTCCAACTTGGGGTGATACTGAAACGCACAACTCCATGACAGGGAAAGAATATGTGTCTGAGTACACGAACTATCCCAACGGCATCATCCGAACCAAGAGAGAGTTTGGAGACCATCCGACTGCGAAAGCAGTTTCCTTAATGGAATATTTGGTCTTGACTTATTCAAACGAGGATGATATAGTGTTAGACTTCACGATGGGTTCAGGAACTACTGGACTCGCTTGTAAGATGAACAAGAGAGACTTCTGGGGAATAGAGATGAACAACGAGTTCTACCAGATAGCCAAGACTCGTATTGAAAACTATAATGACGCTTTAGTTCAACTTTTAACTTGACAAACATGATTCTTCATTGTATAATAACACTAAATAATGAACATAGAAACCTTTATGGGATGGAATGATATGCAAAGTTTTGTAGAATATCAGAGCCAAGTCGATAAGTTATTGACGCTGACAGAGAAGCGTGACATAAGAGACCAGATAAAAACTCTTATTGACCGAATGCCAG